TTAACGGTTCAATAATAGTTGCTGTTTTTGTGGCTTCAGTTATTGCTGGGTATGCTCTTGAATCGTGGATTAATTCAATTAATTCAGCTTCAATATCTCCTGTCCTAAAATTACGGGTATAACTTGAAAAAGTATAATATTTTGATTGAATGATTAAAATATGTTCAAAATCAATTTGGAAAGTGTGGTCAATTATAGTACATCGTAAAAAATTCTTATATTTCATTCTATTGTTTAGAATATAAATAGAATTAATATCTATAATTTTACGTTCGTCAACACCACCACGCCTATCCCAATATTGAGTTAAATATAAAACACCCCCTTTACGCATCATTAAAGCAGCAGAATCCGCTGTACTGACACCATCAAATAATTGTAATTCTTGTTCTAAATCTTCAAACCCATTATTTTCAATGTTTACTTGATAATAAGTTGGTTTAGAATTTACATTTGTGGGATTATATTCATTACCTGCTCCATCCCATATAGTAATTTCAAAATTACGTAATTGAATACCTAAAGCATCAAACTGTTGTGCCCCACGTAATGAATCTACAAAAAATTCAACATTATAATCTCCTTCTTTTGTAATTAATAAATTAATATGATTTTTTGTATCAAAAGTAATATACTTAGGAACCTGTACTCCGTTTACATCAGGAGAATAAATAGGTGTTCCTAAAGATAAATAAGGACTCCAAAAATTATCTTTTTGTACTCTAATTTTAATATCAGTTTGACTTAACTTACCATCAGATTTAAAAATATTTCCATTCCATTTATTCCAAAACCAACAATAAAACTCTCCTTTAAATCTCAAGTATGTAGTCTTACCATCTTCAGGAACTATATGTATTGTAGTTTTTAATCGCATCCAAGGCTGGTCAGTATTTTCGATTAATAAACGTATAGAACCATCTGTTTGTACTACCCCTGATTTCCAATATGCTTCAGGTTGATTTGAAAATTCCCATACATTATACCAATCAGTAAAATCAATACCAACACTTTCACCTGCGTTTGTATTTATAATTGTAGAAGTAATTGATCGTAAAGGATGTATTTTTTGCTGTTCTACATACGGTGTGTATAATTCATTTGAAATATCTTTAAAAATATCAGTTTCTAACGTGCTTGAAGTTGGTGCAATTATATTGTTCCAATCATAAATATGGGTTAATGAATTTGAATTCTTTACTAATTCAAGATGATTTACAATCGTGTAATACCCTTTATGTTGAAACAGTTTACAATTAAATGTTTTAAGACAGTATTCAATAACATCCCAACATTTAATAGGTTCTATGATTTCTTCATCTTCTTCTACCGTAATATTATAAAACCGTTTAGCATTGCAATAAGATTCAGAAATAGAACAAGTAGTAATGGTATATCCCGTAAATTCACTTGGAAATGTATTTACTTGAATCTTAAATGGTAAGAATATATTTACAGGTGTCAGTGCATTCTTTATGGCTTCTAATAAGGTAACTTCATCTTTTATTGGGTTTACTCCCGGTAAAGTAAAATCAATATCTTTTAATTCAGCAAGACCATCCGTAGCAGACAATTCAACTTCAATATAAGGCGGGTTAATTTCAAACCTTTTGTACATATTTTCCGGTTTGAGATAGCCTAAAAATAACGTTACACCACCTTTAGAAAATTCAACATACCATTCTTTATATTGACTTTCAAGCAAATCATCTATTACTGCTATATCAGCACGTGGTACATAAAATTTAAAGACAAGTTCACGCCCTTGAATAAAAGTATGATCCCAACTATTCTTATCACCACCACCATAAGTTAATTGAACAGGGTTAGCATCACTATATTTTATTTGATAAGAAGTTGGTAAAACTCCTGACCTGTATATTTGTATAAGATATTCTTCTTCATTAATATCTTTAAACTGATGATACAGTCTATCATATCCAGATGAACTCATTAGAATGAATTTTTGTAACGACGTGAAACTTCTTTCATAACATAATAAAGGTCACTACCTTTAGTAACTCCTTCAACAACAACCTTAACCTCCATCTCACGATTCTCAAATTCAGGAAGTTTATTTGGAGGAATAACAGCCTCACCGGAACTTAACATTGCAGGGTAGGAATCATTTGGATAGCCTTGTGGTACAATACCCCCACGTGCCATTTTGGACATTGTACGTTCAGTATCTTTTGCAGCATCACTATTTTTCTGCATTCTTGCAGAAACGTAAGTTGCTATTGCTGTAATTCCAATACCTGCTGCTAAATACTTAGCACCAATAGGAAGTCCTATTGTTAATAACCATGAACCAAGTCCAATTAAAACTGAACCTATTTGTTTTACAATGCTTATTAAACCTTCAATTAAACCATCCCAAGCATCTTTAGAACCAGCAGCAACTTTTCCAATAGTTTCACTAAAAAGTGTTGCAAAACTTGCAATAGCATCCATTTTTAAATTACGCATTTCTAAAGCAAGTTGTGCTTGTGCTGCTTTTTCAGTTAATTCATCAAGTTGATTTAATACATTATCAAAATTTTCATCTTTTGGTCCTTTAAGCAAATTACGTCTTGCCTTTGCAAGTAATTCTAAACGATCACGTCCCGTTTCCGCTGAATCACCAAGAGCCTTTACTTTTTCTATAATTTCTTCTATACTATTAGTAACCTTTGTAGAATCTGCTTGTAATTGTAATGCTTTATATACTTGTACTAAACTATCATAAAGTTTCTTTTGTTCTTCTGTTAAAAATCCAACTAAAGAATCTATTAATTCAATCGCTTTTCCATATATCGTTAATTTAGAATTTAATGGGTCAAAAGCTTCACCCATATTATGTGCTTTAACTGATAAATATCCAAGTTTTAATCCAAGGTCAGTCATTATTTCATCAAAAGTATCAATAGTAGAAATATCATTATATAATGAATCCATACTATCTTCTAAAGACTTAAATAAATCTTCTTGACTTTTCTGTGTTCCTTCATATACATTCTTTACTAATTGTAAACTATTATAATAATCAAGAACATCTTCAGCTTGTTTTGTTCCAATAACACTTTTAAATGAATCAGACGATAAGTTAGTAAATCCTTCAAATAAAGTATTGATATTTTTTAAAGCATCTTCAACAGGTTCAAAAGATTTTGCATATTCGGGCATTAAATTTTGTTTGTTAAGGATAGCAGTCATACTCTCATTATAGGCTTTCCATAATTTTTGTAAATCAGTTAATTTTTCCTTAGTTTCACCTAATAAATCATCAGCCACGTCATCACCTTCTGAAATTTTAGGACCTTTTTGATAAACCTCATCTAAATTTTTAATTGTTTCTTCCAGTATTGCTGTTTTACCTTGAATTTCTGTAATAATTTTGTTTTTTGTACCTTGTAAATCACCCAATCTCGCTGCATAACCAACAATATCACCTTTTTCTTTTAACCGTTGTAATTCGTTATCCGTAGCAATTAAATTATTGGCGTATTCTTCTCTTTCTTTTAATTGCGTTAGTGTCTGCTTACCTAAATCTAATGTAGCTTTTACAGATTTTTGGTATTCCATTTGCTCCTTTAATGCTTCCTTTTTACCTTCTTTAGTAGCATTTTTAACCTTATTTTGAACCACAGCATTACGATTAATTAATTCATCAGATTTTTTAGCCAAATAGTCATAATTCTTTACTAAATCCTGTGTATTACTGCTTATAATAGCCCTTTCATTTAATAAATATTCAACCGTTTTATTATGTCGTTCTTCACTTTTCCTTGCAGCTTCTTCAACCCATTGTTTTGCCTTTGGATCTTCTGCTATTTTTATACCAAAATTTGCTGATCCTGCACCATGTAGTAAAGCCGTTCCAATATGCCTAAAATACATTTTAATTTTATCACCTATGGATACGTCATTAAATGTTCCTTCAAGCATTTCTTTTTTCCTTCTTGCATATTCTTCCTCTAATGCTTGATCTACCGCCTTTAATTCTAATGATTTTGTAATACTTGCATTATAAGCATCAATAGCTTCTTTTGCCTTATTTGTCTTGATACTTTCCGTATCAAGCATATTAAAATAAGCAGGGGCAATTTCTTTTAATCTTTCAATAGCTGCATTTCTATCCTCTTTTGTTTGTATCTCATTTTGTGCTATTGCCAAATATGTTTGTACTTTACTTGTTTCTTCACCTACGGCTTGGGCAACTTCCTTCTTTAATTTTTTCTGTATTGTATCTAAATAATTTACTTCTTTTAAATGTTTAATATATTTACTTATAGCAGCAATAGCTAACATTAAAGCTATCATCCAATTAGCAGCAATAAAGTTTGTGACTTTAGTTAAAGTAGAACCAACACCTTTTATAACTTTAGTAAATCCAGACATAGCAACACTACTTTTTTTAGCAGCGTGTCTTTGTGCTAATAATGATTTATGATGTTCTCTTATCGCTTTATTTGTTGTATTGTTTGCAGCAAGTAATTGTTGATGTCGTAAAATTGATTCTTGGTAAGCAGCGTTACGAGCCTTTACCGCAGCAGCTTCAAGTTTTGTTGCTTCAATTTGTAATAATGTAGCCTTTTTATTTAATGCTTTATTCTTTGCTGATGCTGCCGTTACTGCATTAGCTTGTTTATCTACTTGATTTTTAAGTTGCTCTACTTCGATTGCTTGTAATTCTGCTGCGGATGCCAATTTTTGTGCTGCCGCTTGTTCCAACAATGCAATATTACGTTGTTCAGCAACCATTCTCGACATAGAAACAGTTAAATTATTTTTCTTTGCAGCAGCATCAGCAATACCCAATGATGATTCATATCTTTGTTGTGCTGTTACTGCTGAATTAGTAGCATGAATACTTGCTTGTAACAAACGTGTTTGAAGTTCTACTGAACTATTATATTTATTTTGTAAAATTGTAAGTTTTTGTTGTTCTGTTGCTAATTTAGTAGCTTGTATTGGTATTTGATTCTTTACTTTATTAAGACTTTGATTAGCAACCATACTCGCTTTAACTGCCATTGTTGCTTTATTCTGCACAGGCATTGGAATTACACCTGCTATTTTTGATTTATTTCCAGTAAGTAAAGCCTGTTGTGCAAGATTATTCTTTACTTTTGCAGAAGTATTTGCATTTATAACCGCAGTTTGTCTTTGAACAGCTACTGTTTGGGCATTTACAGCATTATTCTGATTATTAAGTGCATTGGTTGTATTATTTATACCTTTAATCCAACCTCCGGTAAATATATATTTTGCAACAGCTTTAATTTCATTAAATCCAGCTTTCAATAAAGAAAGTAGTAATAATAATGGCCCACCAGCGATTGTAATTCCTAAAATTTTAGCAATAAAATCTTGTGAATCTTTAGAAAGCCCTCCGAACCAATCTCCAAAATCTTTAAATGCCCTGCCTATACTTTCAACAATAGGTAATACACTACGGGAAAGAGCCTCGCCGAATTTAATTAACATTGATTGCCCTTCGGCTACGGCGGAATTAAGTTTGAATTTAAGCGTTTCCGAGGCAGCAGCAAACGCATCACTAAGGGCTGAACTTGAATTTTGTGTATTCTCAAATACTTCGTTTACTTCAGCAACATCCATTTGAAGTAAAGAAATAACACCCATAAACGCACGTATATTTGGAAAGACACGTGCCATTGATTCTTCACCAAAACGTTCGGTTAAATCACCTAAAGTTCGTAGGGTATGTAATAATCCTTGATTTTCCAAAGAATCACGCAACTCCCCGGCACTTGTCCCCATTGCTTTTAAGGCATCTCTCGTTTGTTTTGAAGACTTTGTAAGCGTAAACAATGTTTGCCTTAAATAAGTGGCTGCCGTTGCCGCAGGCATCCCTAAACGGGTTAAGGCGGCCAAAGCACCACCTACTTCGTGGAATTGTACCCCCAACTTTGCTGAAATAGGAATTACGGTAGCAAACGCACGAGTAAGGTCTTCGGGTTCACCTTTACCTTCACGTACAGCCATTACAAGTACGTTGGTTGCTTCGGCAGCACTTAAAGTCGAAGCACCATAAGCATTCATAGCCGAGGTTACAATATCGGCTACTTGTTTTGTTTCACCTAAACCGGATGCTGCTGCTTTTGCTGAAATTTCTAATATTTTCATTGATTCAGCACCCTTGAAACCTGACGAAGTAATATAGTATAAAGCATCGGCAAGTTCGTTTGCCCCTTTACCTAAATCACCCGACATATTAAGTACATCCTTACCCCAAGCCTTTGCCTGTTCGTCGGCTATACCTACCAAACCAACAATTTTGGCTATGCTAAATTCAAACTTTGCAAAATTCGCTAATGCTGCTCCTGCGAATATACCCGCAGGTAAAGATGCGAATTGGGTCATAGACCTCCCTAACTGCATCATGGAAACTTGTGCCTTCTTTACAGTCGCCTCCATTAACTGTATTTCACGCATCGCACGTTGAGTTCCTACGGTGGTAACTCCAATTACGATTGACATTTGTCCCATTAAACTCATAGCCTTTTATTTTTTAGGAATTGTTCTTACCCTTTTCACATCTTTACTACCTTCCTGCGATCTTGCTAACATCATCAAAGCATTTTTCATTTCTTCTACGGATTGTACCTTTTCCTCTTTCGGGGCGGTTGAATCCCAATTTAAAATAAAATCTTCAAATTTTGTTAGTTCTGTACCTTTCTTACTATAAGCCTGAATAAACAAATTTGTTATTGTCCAAGCCAAATAAGAAATACGTTGATCCTCTCTCCATTTCCCTATTGGGTCTATTGCGTTGTAAGCCTCCCATTCCGCAAGTTGACGACTTGTTAATTGCCGTAAAAGAACGTCGGGATGAATTATTTTTAATTCTCGACAGAGTTGGAATTGGAACTGTCGGTCTGGTCGGCTTCTGAGTTTTTTAGGATTTCCTCTTTTTCCTGTTCGCTAATAGCGTTAAGTTTCTGTGCAGCCGTAACAATACGTTCCATATTGGTTGCACTCATCATCTTGTTAAGGACTTTTGCATCTTCAGGTTTAAAGAGCAAATTGCCATCGGCATCACATACAGTAACAACAGCAAGTTTAGCACGAAAATCTTCAAGCGTAGTTTCATATTCTATACCTTTGTTTTTGTTACCTGAAGGTTTTTGTTTTAGCATTGATTGTTCCCATACGTCCTTTTCATGTCCTGTCATTTCACGTACAAAAACATACCCTTTTGAAAGTTCAACTTTTTCAACTTTCAGATCATCCTTTTGAAGAAGGGCTTCACGTGTTAATAAAATCATTTCACTCATTTTGATTAATTTTTAGAATTGTTATAAAAATATAAAAAATACTTGATTAGTACTAAATTAAATGTTAATTAGATGAACCACTACCCGAATTAATTGTAACTTTACCAGATACCTTGATAGTTACATTAGCAGTGATTTTGTCATCCGTAGGAATTTCCAACGGCACCTCAGTTACATAACCGCAGAACTCAAACGATGTATTATCATCATCCGGAAGAATAATTTCATAATAATGAGGCTCATCATCCTCAAAATCTGCAAATACAACATCATAAGTTGTACGTGTGAAATTCATAGTCAACGAGACAGTTCCACCATCTCGAAAACCCGTAATAAACTCACGGAATCCTCCCGTACTGTCAAGAGACGTTACATCAATAAAATCCCTTGTCATAGAAGGTCCGGAAATACTGTTTACTTCCGCAAGTTTGACCCAAGTAGAGCCATTCCAACGTTGAAAAACAGTTCCTACACCTGAAATAGCATTACTGCTACCTGCTACACAACCCATAATAATTTACCTCCTTAAAATTAAAATTAATAATCTTAAACATACACTTAATACCTACGTTGAATGTAGAAACTTACAGTAAAACGTACTCTTTGATTCTTGTCGTAATCCAAAAGTGCAGGACCACCTATACAACGAATCAAAGTATAAAAAGAATCATTCCACGATATTTGCCCTCTACCGTGAAGTAAATCCTTAATATTAGAAATTACCTCCCACCCTTCCAAATAGTTATTGGCACGAACACGAATTTGGATTGTGGGATACTCATAGATTTCATTACGATCAAATGTCATTTGTGGGGGAATTGTCCCCGTTTCAAATATAGTAATTGTATTGAATGGCTCGGCTGGTTCTTTTCCAAGAAATATAGGATAAAGGTCTATATCACACCCTGACGATGTTTCCGAAGAAACTGCTTGTGCGTAATATTCAAGCATCTGTTTAATATCTAACGCAGTTGGATTGCTCATACTATTGCGGATTTAGCATAGATTTTAATAAGATACAACATTGCTTCCTTATCGTTTTGCAAATGTATGCGAAACCATTCAGGGCCAGAACCCGGTAAAGTCCATTGTACATCATCATACGGTGGTTCTGTCATTTCATGCACGTATGGAAAATACGGGGCTCCTTCAGGTGGTAGATCATCTTTATACCCAAATTCAATAGCAGGACCACTTGGAGTATCTATGACTTCTTTATAAAAAGCACGTCTAAGATTTCCTGTTTTTTCCGGTGTCATCGGATATTTAGTATTCATACTATTTTCAAGGAAATCAACAGCAATTTCTAACCCTTCACGTGTACGACCGTATAGCTTCATCATTTGTATATCAAAACCTCTTTGTACGTTACTATGAACAATCATACGCATATTGATACCAAATTTATTAGACATTGAAGCCATACGACCAGAAGGTGTATCAAGCCATCTTGCCCCACCACGACCATGATAAAAATTAGAAGTACGTCCCATAATTATTTACCTTGTTCGTATAACCAAGCAGTACGTACAAATTCATCATTCTTAAACGCCATCGGTATTTTATCAAAACGATGAATTACATAAGCATTCATAATACTAATCGGGTTTGTTAAATCAGCCCCAAGAGCCGTTAAACCTGCCAAAGTACCAAGATACATATAACCTTGTAAATCCAAATCCTGTGTAACCAAAACCGAAGCCTTACAAATCAATAAATTTGCAGGGAATCCGGTAGAGAACCAACCAATATCAACCTGTGTTTTATTTTCCCAACGACACGGTATTTCAACAGGGGTAGCAAAGGTAAACCCACCGTACCCATCATTTTGTGGATTCCCCCAATAAACGGCTGTTTCGACACAAAACTTTGCAGCAATTTTTTCAATACCTTTTGCCATTGTTAATCAAAATTAGGAATTGCGTGTACCCAAGCATTAGACTTACCTTTTGCAATATTAACCAAAGTTCCAGAGATATCCAAACTTACAGCCATTTGTCCGTAAGTTGAACC